AGGCGCCGCAGACGGCGAAGCTTTCGCTCGTGCGTCTCGCGATGGCGATGATCTATCTCAACAACAACCTGAGCACGACCGCCGTCTCCGGCACGCGCTACTACGTCGATACGTCGATCGGCACGGACGGGACTGTTGTCACCGGCATTCGCGCACTCATCGGCGCCACTGGCGGCACCGACAAGTTCATCTTCGAACTGCATGATAGCGCCGGCAACCTCATCGCGACCACGGCAACGGCCGGCGTCACGGTCGGCACCGCTGGCACCTGGCAGGCGATCCCCTTCACGGCACCTGTCACCGTCAATGCCGGCGTCTACTTCATTGTCGTGCAGCTCAACGGCACCACGGCTCGCTTTGCCACCTACAACGCCCCGGTCACGCCGCTGCTCACCGGCTCGGCTATCGGCACGTTCGGCACCGGAGCAGCCATCACCCCGCCGACCACCTACACGGCCGGCGTTGGCCCCGTGGCGATGCTGTACTGATGGTAAGACGGCGGGGGCAAAAATCCCCGCCGTTCCGCCTATGCGCTGAGGTGATCAGGTGAGCGCTCTTTCTCGGTTCTTCAACTTCCTCTTTCATCGGGATAACGCCATGGCTGCCGTGGATTTCTCTTCGCTCAATGCCGAGCTCGACAATCTCGCCGCAAGCGTGAAACGGGTTGCCGATGCTTTCGGCACCGGGGCAGACGCGGAGGCCAGGCTTGCGCAGATCGAAGCCGATCTTGCAGCAGAGCAAGCCGCGCATGCAGCTGACAGGGCTGCCCTTGATCAGGCCAACGCGGACCTCGCTGCGGCTCAGTCCTCAGCAGAGGATGCCAAGGCCAAGCTCCAGGCTCAGGTCGACGCCCTTACCGCGCTCGTGCCGCCGTCTGCTTAATTGGAACATTCATGAGCCGGCCGACAGATTACGACCCAGCCTATTGCGAGAAGGTCATCGAACTTGGCAGGTCGGGCGCCAGCAAGGCTGAGATGGCGCACGCGCTGGGTTGCACCCGTCAGACGATGGACAACTGGGCCGCGGCGCATCCTGAGTTTTTGGACGCCGTAAAAGAGGCGGTTGAGGCATCCCAGGGCTGGTGGGAGTCGGAAGGCCGCAAGGCAACCTTTGGCGCGACGCCAAACTTCAATGCCACGAGTTTCATCTTCAACATGAAGAACCGCTTCCCGGCTGACTGGCGCGACAAGCAGGATCACGAGCTAACGGGTGCCAACGGGGGGCCGATCAAGACAGACAGCCGGTTTGAAATAGTGCTTGTGTCGCCCGCCAAGGACGACGCTGGTACAAAATAATTCGACAAAATAGCAGTCGGGTATCGAATTTCCTTGGATTTGGTGTTGACAGCATACAAGTTTCTGGTATGTTTGAGACATCAGCCAAGGAGACACGGACATGAACGCTCTGACCCTCGAAGCCCGCAAGGACAGCTACATCTCCGGCGGTCGTACCCGGATCTGGCTCATCAAGCGTAACGGCGTCGAAGTTGCTCAGCTTTCGAAGGGTCCGGAGGCTTTCGCCAAATACCGCCTTCTCGCTGGTGAGGTCTATCGCAACGACTTCACCAACCGCGACGCGGCTCTTGCTTTTGCAGCTACCCTGTGAGCCCCGCTGCGTTCAACGCATGGCTGGCGGAAATGAAGTCCGCTGGTCTTGCTCGCTCCGATGCCGCCGCAGCCAGACTCCTCGGTGTGTCGGCGAACACAGTCGTTTCACTCAAGCGGGAGGGCGCCGACGTTCGGACGGCTCTGGCCTGCCGCGCATTGCTCCATCGCCTGGAGCCTTATGGAGACTGAAACCAATGGGAACTCAGCGGGTAGATGCGGGCTGAGTTCCCCGAGAGGCTGGCGTTTCTATTCCAGCCGAAACGATACAAGGTAGCTTGGGGCGGACGAGGGTCTGCCAAGTCTTGGTCGATTGCCCGCGCTCTGCTGATCATAGCGGCGCAGAAAACCAAGCGAATTCTTTGCGCTCGCGAGTTTCAGAACTCCATCACGGATTCGGTTCACAAGCTGCTCTCGGACCAGATCGCCGAGCTTGGGCTAAGCGATCAATACGAGATCCAGAAAACCACGATCATCCATCGTGTCACCGGCAGTGAGTTCATCTTCTCCGGGTTGAGGCATAACGTGGACAGCCTGAAGTCCAAGGAGGGCATCGATATCGTTTGGGTCGAAGAGGCTCAGATGGTTTCCTCTTTCTCGTGGGATAAACTCATCCCGACCATCCGCAAGGAAGGGTCGGAAATATGGATCAGCTTCAACCCCGAGCTAGAGACGGACGAGACCTACAAGCGCTTCGTGCTCAACCCGCCGACAGAATCGGTCGTTGAAAAGATCAACTGGCGTGACAACCCCTGGTTTCCCGAAGTCCTTCGACAGGAGAAGGATGACCTCAAGGTCCGCGACATCGATGCGTATCTCAACGTTTGGGAGGGCAACTGCCGGCAAACTCTCGACGGCGCGATCTACGCCAACGAAATGCGCGCGGCACAAGAAAGCGAGCGGATTTGCCGCGTTCCCTATGACGCGTCAAAGCCGGTCAATGTTTTTGCAGACCTTGGGTGGGCTGATCACACTTCACTGTGGTTCATCCAGAAGGTCGGGATGGAATACCGAGCGCTCCGGGCGGCGCAGGACAGACAGAAGCCGTGGCCGCATTATCTCGGGCTCATCCAGTCCTCCGGCTACATCATCGAAGGCATTTGGCTCCCGCATGATGCCCAGGCAAAGCAGCTCGGCACCGGCAAGAGCATAGAGGAAATCACCCGGGCCAGTGGAATGCCGGTTCGGATAGTGCCTCGCCTCTCAGTTGAGGACGGCATCAACGCGCTACGCACTATCTTCCCGCAAGTCTGGTGGGACGAAAAGCTCTGCGAGGACGGCCTTGGGGCGCTGCGAAGGTATCGCTACGAGGTCGATAAGGTAACCGGACAGTTCTCGAAAAACCCGCTGCATGACGACGCTTCGCACTTCGCAGACGCGGCGCGGTATTTCGCTGTCGGGATGCGAGACGGCATGAAGAGCAAGCGTCCGCCGCCACTGCCTAGAATGAATTCGGTCGCTGGAATGTCGCAAGGTTGGATGGGATGACCTCACAAAAAGACAGCGACATCCTGGAGGAGGCCAAGAAGCGTTTCCGGGCCTGCGAGGACTGGGAAGCCGATTTCCGCAAGCGCTTTGTAGAGGACATGAAATTCGCCAACGCCGACCCGGAAAACGGTTGGCAGTGGGACCAGGTTCTCCAGCAGAATCGCGCCGACAAGCGCAAGCCGTGCCTGACAATCAACAAGACCCGGCAGCACAACCTCCAGATCATCAACGACGCGAAGCAAAACAAGCCGGGCGTCAACATCAGGCCGGTCGGCGACGGCGCCACCTACGACGCGGCGCAGATTTTCGAAGGCGTTGTGAGGCATATCGAGTACCAGTCGAACGCTGAACAAGCTTACGACAGCGCCACGACCTTTCAGGTTGAGGGCGGCATCGGCTACTGGCGCGTGATCACCGACTATGTTTCGCCGGATTCGTTCGATCAGGAGATCTATATCCGGCGGATCAAAAACCCGGATTCGGTCTACCTCGATCCTGATATCCAGGAGGCGGATGGTTCGGACGCACGCTTCGGCTTCGTTTTCGAGGACATGAGCCGCGATAAGTTCGAGGCCGAATATCCCGACTTCAAAGGCGATGCGGACTTCGATGTCATCGGCAAGGGCGATTTTTGGTGCTCAAAAGACAGCGTTCGCATCGCTGAATACTACCGGAAGACGCAAAAGGCTGATCGGCTGATCGCCTACATCGACCCGCTCACGCAGGAACAGGTCATCATCCGCAAGAGCGCGATGGACGAGGGTCAAAAGCAGACCTACGATATCGTGAAGGACGATCCCGGCACCAACGAACGTCGCGTCCTGACCGACGCGATGGAATGGTTCAAAATCGCCGGCAATAAGATCATCGACCGCCGCATTTGGCCGGGCAAATACGTGCCCATTGTGCGCGTGATCGGCGAAGAGACCATCATCGAAGGCAAGATGGACCGCAAGGGCCATACGCGCTCGATGAAAGACGCGCAGCGCATGTACAATTACTGGACTTCGGAGGCTACGGCACAGGTCGCGCTCCAGACCCAGACGCCTTATGTTGCCGCCGTTGAGGCCACGGAAGGGCTGGAGACCTATTGGGCCAAGTCCAATCTCGATGACGCGGCTTACCTGCCGTACAATTCGATGTCTGAGGACGGGCAGAGGGTAATTCCTAAGCCGGAGCGCACGCAGCCCCCCATCATGGCGCCGGCCTACATCGAAGGCATGCGCATCTGCGAACAGCAGTTGATGATGGCCTCAGGCCAGTATCAGAGCCAGTTCGGGGCCAATGAAAACGCAACCTCGGGCAAGGCGATCAACGAGCGCCAACGTCAGGGCGACAACGCGACCTATCACTTCATCGACAACTTGGCGATCGGCATCAAGTACACCGGCAAGATCCTCATCGACCTGATCCCGAAGATTTACGACACGCCGCGCGTGATCCGCATCCTGGCAAAGGACGGGACGGAAAGCCAGGTGCAAATCCAGCCGGACGCGCAGCAGGCGCATCAGGCAGCGGCCCAAGAACAGCAGATTGAGCTTGACATCTTCAACCCGAATGTCGGGCGATATGAAATCGAGAGCGACACGGGGCCTGGGTATGCCACGCGCCGGCAGGAAGCCTTCAACGCGATGACGCAGATCGCGGCCCAGGATAAAGCCTTCCTCGAGAAGGCTGGCGACCTCTATTGGAAGGCGGCCGATTTCCCGATGGCCGACGAGTTGGCCGAACGCTACGCGAATACGATCCCGGCTACGGTCAAGGGAAC